CACGTCTCACCCTCGCCAATTTCTTCCTGTAAGCCTTCCTCGCAGGAGTACTATGGTACTTTCTATCATACAACATCTTCCTCCTCCTAGCCTCAGGATGACTCCTGTAATATTCGGCACTCTTTGAAGCCATATATCAACAATTCCTTTTTTCTTTTATCTATTTTCTTTTTTAATTAACTTACTTAACTTACTTAATGTTTCGTTTCATATTCCCCCCTTAAAAGGGGGGGTAATAGGTGAAACGGTAGATTCTATACTTAGTGAAACGCTTGTCACGCTTAAGAAACGCTACTGTCACACATAAACTAATATAACATACTCAGCGCAAGAATGGTGTACCCCAATATATATATATCCCGCTTCGTGTATCGGCGCTACTAACAATCGAACTCCAAAAATTAGAACATACATGCTATTTATTACGGATTTATTAAAAATAATCCCAAACAGTCAACCCCATTAAATTAAACCCTTTTAAATAAGAATGAGACTCAATCTCATTTTACACACACGCGAGGAAATTATTAAATATT